TTCCTTTGTTTGTTTGTAAGTAATCTTGTTTTCATATACCAAAGATATTAAAATATGTTAATAAAACAAGTCTAATTATTGTATCTTGTATTTACCTCTAATAGGATTCTGTAGTTGCATTAACAAAGCGTATCGAGCTGCATCAATACAGTCAGGATGCGCACCTGTAGGTTTTTGTATATTATTACCTTCTTTGTCTTTTGCCCAGACATAGCCCTGAAGTTCTTTAATTAAGTTCTTTGATCTTGATGTAACATATATCTCATTCTGATTAATTAAATTGATTCCATATATAACTGAATCTCTACCTTTAGTAACTCCTGCTATCTTATGACCATAAGCTCTTATTTCTGCTATTGATTTCGGTTCTGCACTATCTGCCCATATGTGAGTAGTTATATTGTTGTCTTTTAAGAAATGACTTATTTCTCTATTGTGCATACCTTTTCTGTATAATACTTCGTCAAAGATATATGCTTCGTTCCACTTGTATAAGTATATTAAAGTTGAAGGGTCTAATGAATAACCAAAGTCAAGACCTGCACAAAGTAATCTAGCATCTTCTGGTACATTGTCTATAGATTTCCAGTCAGGTATGCAAACACCTTCTAAACTTCCTATTTCTCCTAATCCATATACTTTCCACCAGTTTGCCCAGTAAGTACTTGTCTTTGCTTTTACTCGTGCCTTCTCTATTTCTCTTACAATCGTGTTAGACAAACTATCATTATCTTTATATGTTAATGTAATAAAATCTGTATCTACCTGTCCTATTAATTCTTTATCTACCCAAAATAAACTACTTGGATTATAGTCAAGCCATATGTTTCCAGATGTTCTTACTGCTAATTGTTGGTAGCTTTCAAAGTCTACATTATTGCACTCATTAATAAATAAGTCAGTTCTTCTTGCACCTCTTAATCTGTCTGGTTGATCTGTACTAAAGAACTCTATATAACTACCTGTACTAAATTCGTATTTTAAGGTACTTTTGTTGAACTTTCTGTCATCGTACCTATTCGTTACCTTAAGTATATTGAGAAAGTCCTTTAGAGCGCCTCTACGCAAGTGAGGGACTGATTCTGCAACTACGCTTATTTCTTTATAATAATTCTTAATTGCATAGTCAATAAGTATCATAAGAATAGCTACTGTCTTTCCTGCTGAAGAACCACCTCTTATTATCTTAATTCTGTTGTCTAATTGTCTTAAGCGTTTTACTGCTTGTGTTTGTGTAAACATTAATCAATAAATAAAGGTACATCTTCGTTTATATGTATGTCCTTTGTTTCTTTTGGTTTACCTGCTACATAGTTATAGTATAGCTGTACGAATTTAAAATCGCCTTCAGCTAATCCTGCTTTAAGAGCTTCAAATGCTAAAGGTTCTAACGGTGTTAATTTTTCTATTAACTGTACTTCTTCTGCTTTAGGTTTACGACCTGCTCTACCTTTAGTTGAATGTCCTCCATTGTTTTTTCTGCCATCCATAGAATTAATAAAAATTAATTAATTAATTATTTGTATATCTATATATCGAAAAATAAATTAAATTTTTGTTCATAAAGATTCTTTAATTTTTTTAGCTACAGCTTCTACTACGTCTACTGTTACTGCATTACCGCACATCTTGTATCTTTGACTATCTGATATTTCTCCTAATTCTTGACCGTATCTTGTCCAGTTGTCAGGAAAACCCTGTAACCTTTCACATTCAATAGGTGTTAATCTTCTTATTGATTGGTTTATAATTACACCATTTGGATTTGCAGAACGAAGTGTAAAAGCATCTTGATTCTCTTTACCTACAGCATTACCAAAATTTTCACTATTACCTATTTGTGTAGGTTTAATAATATATTGATCTGTGTTCCCACCGCCTCCGCTTGAACTGTGTAAAGTGTTTGCTATGTGTTTAGTATGATAGTTTGTAACTTTTCCTTTTGCATCTCTTGTATATCCTACTACTGCTTGTTCGCCTCCTGAATCTAATGTTTGTGCTATTTGTTTTCCTACTCGTCCACGTCTTGTAGTGCTTTTAAGATTTTGATAATAAATCGTATCTCCTTCTACTGCTATTTCGTACCCTTTCTTATTGTTTGTTTTTACTCTTATTTCTTGTATGAGTTGATTGTCAAAATTTACTCCTTTGTGATAACTTGTTGTGATACAGGCGGAAGATTCTTTCTCAATAAAATCCCTTTTAATGCTTTCTGTGATAGGAAATATTTGTCGTCCACTTCCTTTTCCAAGACATCCGACAAGGTAGATTCTCTCTCTATTTTGGGGTAGAAACCACTTTGTATTAAGCAGTTGCCATTCAAGTCTATAATCCCCAATGTTTGTAAAGGCATTGATAATTGCCCAAAAGTCTGCGCCATTGTTTGAGGAGAAAGTTCCTTTAACATTTTCCCAGATAAAAAAACTTGGTCTGCATTCTTTGATAAGCCTAATTGCTTCGGTAATAAGGGACGATCTTGCACCATCCATTCCTTTTCTTTTTCCAGCCATACTAAAGTCTTGGCAAGGACTTCCGAAAGTGATAATGTCGATTCCTGGTAACTCCCCTCCTCGAACATCTGTAACTGATTTAACATAAGTTATGTTTTTAAAATTATTCTTATATACATCTATTGCATATTTGTCTATTTCTGAAAAGTATGTATGCTCTATATTAAATACTCGTTTCAGACCTAAACTAAATCCTCCTATTCCACTAAATAGGTCTAGATGTGTCATTCTACTTCTAATTCTTTTTTTGCCATCTCATTTACTAACAAGCTCAAAACATCTACATCTTTATTAGATAGAAAATTAATTTTAAGTTTTATAGATTCTCTTTTAGCTTGATTGTTTGCTTTACCTAAATCTTCTGTAATGCACTCTAACCAATCGTTTAAATAAATACAGCTTTTATCTTGACTATATATTTCCCAGTTCTTTACACTATGTAAAACTGTTGTATGGTCAGAAGATTTGCCATTTTCTATATAGAAGTTTTTTATTTCGTGCAAGTTCATCTTCTCATATTTGTATAAGATTGTAGATAATAATGATCTTGCTTCTACAAATTCTTTTTTTCTTGTATTCTTAAATACATCTAGTTTTGCAAGTTTGTTTACTTGTTTTGCTATTTTCTTTGCTTTATTCATAATATTCCTGTTATAATGTAATCGTCTAGGTCTGCACCATTGACAAAAAATGTTTCGTATATGTCTACTGCTTTTTTAGTTAGTTCTTCTCCGTCTTTATAAAACTCCTCACTACATTCAAAGATACCTATATCTAAACTACCTTTGTCTATTACTAAAAATCTAAATTCTGTATAGTTTACATCAAAGAGCTGACAATATAAATAGCATTGTACACTATATAAATATTTCTTTGCACTATGATAAAAGTTCTTTATACCTCCTGAAGTTGTTTTAAGATCAACTATACCTTTCTTACTTAATACATCTGCTTTACCTCTAAATGGGTATCCGTATATGTCGCCTATTGCAGGTACTTCAAACTCGCAGTCAGTTATTAGTTTCAATGCTTGTTCATTCCTGAATATTGCATCTGCTATCTTTTCTGCATTTTGTCTTTCTACTCTTGTATATACTTCGCCATATTTAGATAATGCTTCTTTATACGTTTTAGTATTCTTACTTGCTACATCTACATATATCTGTTCTTGAAATTTGTCTGGTTCTAATATAGCCATATGTATTAACCTACCGTCTCTTAATGGTTGCGTTTCAGGACTTCCATACTGACTTACATAAGCATACTTTTTAGGACTGTCTAACAAGAGTTTTAATGAACTACTACTTAATGCAAGTTTGCCTAGTGTACCATAATAGTAACTATCATCATACATTTGTTTAAGTACATCTTGTTTCTTATAATCTTTTTGGTCTAATAGTTTTATCATTTTTAAATATTACTTGTTCTGCTACTCTTGCTCGTTCTGCCCATTTGATCTTCTCATTGTTTACTTCATCTTCACGAGCTTTGAGTATATAGTTTTCTGTTTCAAGCATATTGGCATACATATACATTTTATTAACGCAACCTATAAGCTCTCCTATTTGTTTTTTCTTATCGCCTTTTGAATTTTCGTAAGCGTCCTTAAGAAAGTATCCAATCATATTGAAATTACTTTCAAAGATTTGTTTTTGTATTAAATCCATTAAGCTATGATTATACAAGATATAATACTAATAGCAAATACTATAAAGGCTATCTTTATTACATTATATATTTCTTCTACTTTTTCAGGACTTCTTCCTTGATTACTTCGGTACTGTCTTTGTTTCATAATTAACAATTTTTAATAAATATACAAATTATTCTGGAACTACAATACTTGCCATATTTTCTGTCAATAAATATACTTTCTTTAATACTTTCTTTTTAGTCCATAGTGTCGTGTCAGGACAGTAAAGTTCTTTTACTTTAGGCATCTCTAAATAATTTAACCAAAACAAATAAGTTGCTTTAGGGTCAGATACTAAATATAGCTTCACTATTTCACTATCCATACTCATTAATGCATCGTATTTAAATTTCTCTAATAGTTTATCAGAATAGTATTTGTTTCTGAATTTCATTTCAATTACACATTCTAAACCTTTTGGTGTTTTACCTTTTGCGTCATAGTGATCGTATCCACCTCCTGACCATTCAAGTTGCCATCCTTGAAACTCATTCATAAATGTAACTACAGTTTGTTCAAACTTATGTATTCTTTCTATATCCAAGCTCGTACAGTTCGTTAATTTGTTTTATCCATTTGTTCCATTCTTTAGGACTGCAACCGCAAGGTAAATAAAATTTATGAGCAAAGTATTTAGCGTGTATCGTAGCTATAAGTTCTTGTTCTTTATTGGTTATCTTGTTGTTTTGTACTGATCTAAATTCAGTCCACTTTTCGTATTCTTCTTTATTTAGTTTTTGTTCCATCTCTTGTGATTCCATTTAAATAGTTTTTACGTTTCTCACATCCGCAATCTTCATAGCCAAGTTTATTAGCTATCCAAGTTGCTATTGCTTTACCTTTACCAAAGGTTATGATATTTATTATTGTTTCTAATTTATCTCCTAGTTTCATATTTATATAATGTTTCTTTTTTTATAAGATATGCTTTCTTGCTATGTATATCTCCTTTGCCAATGAATGTAGCGAATCTTAAATTATTTTCTTCTATACATTTTTTTATGTCGTCTACTAAAAACCATTTATAATCATAGCCATCGTAGATAACCCAGTATTTAGATTTTGTTGTAGACAATGCAGAAGGTTTACCGTTAAACTCAATCTCTATCACAATATTACCTGTATCAATACTTTTTTTGTCAGATTTTACTTCAATACCAAAACTTAATTCTGGTATATAAATGTCCCATTCTTTACAGTAACCATCTTCTATAAACGCTTTAGAATATTTTTGCTGTATAGCTTCTAATACTATCTGCTCATATTTTTTACCTCTTGCTAAATCCCTATCGAATGTCTGTATCATATATATTGCTTTAGCTTTTCTTTTACTTTATTATAAGTGTTATATAGAGAATAATAACTGATATTGCTTTTTCTTGACAGTTCGCTTATATTCGTTCCTTCTTCTATTATTTCATATACTTTTCTATCGTACCAGTACATATCTTTTAAAACGCTTTGTATCTTCTCATATACCTTCTGATAGTTAGTATGATCTTCTTCGCTTATCTCTATATCTTCTAGTTCTGTTAATTTTACTTTTGCTTTCTTTCTTATTAAATCTACATACAAACCTCTTAAGATTCTATATACATACCAGTAATTAACTTCTGTATCATTGTACATAAAATTAACTCCCTTTTGTGTGTTTTGTATTAATAACATATACATTGTTTGTACTAAATCTTCTACTTCTGTTTGTTTTAATCCACCAAAAGTTTCTACTATTTCTATCCATTTATCGTGCTTCTGATATGCTATTTCTACTGGTGTTTTCAAAATGGAAGTTTTATTTGTTCAATCATTGTACTATTTATAGCTTGACTATCTCCTATTTGAAATCCTACATTATTAACTATACTTTTCACTCGTATAGGTGTGTCAATACCAGTAGGTCTACCGCCTGTATCA